GAACGCCTGAGGAGATTGTGCGAATTCGTGTCGAACTTCGGCAGGAAGGGCGTCGAAGATTTCGCGCCCCTTTGTAAGTTTTGTGGTGTGCTCGTGGAAATCGAAGTCGGAATAGTCTGCATAGACGCCTTCATATTTCGCGAGGTGAGAGATGGTCCCGCCCTGAGCGGCGCGGCACATTATTTTATTGATGTCGCACTCGTCCTTGAAGGACTGTTTGGTGCGTCCATCAGTATATTTTTTTATTTGCTTGAGAGGTCCGTTCATAGACATTTTAGTTTCTCGCTTTAGATTTTTTAACCGCTTCGCGGTAGACAGCATCGAGTGTTCCCCGAGCTGCTTTAGGATATTTTTTATAGTAAGCGGCTACTGCTCGTAGTCCGACTTCATTGTGTGTTCGAACGGGTTCGCTGCGGGATTTGCTTTGCTCATAGGCGGTACTACTTTCGTCCGGGAGTGCCCGGCCGCCTCCCGCAGCTTCTTGTATTAAAGGGAAGGTTTTTACGCCGACATCGGCTACTTGTTTGCCGGTCGTCATTAATTTTCTAGCGACCCATGCTTTTGGTTCAAGCAGGTCGGCGTTGAGATTTTGTATGCGCGTGTGTGCCGCCATATTTTTTGCGCTGGCTATTGACAGCGCTGCTGATGCGCCTTTGGCGGCGCCTTCGGCGCCAGCGCCGCCGACGTTGCCCATAGTGGCCATAGCGCCGGCGGGTGTTGATGCGTCGAATTTTCCAGCGAGTATTGGATTGAGCCCGCTTCTTCGAAGATCGGCCATTCGTCGTCCGATTGCCGTTGAGGACATGCGTTCTTGGAACGCTCGGTTTTCTCTAGCGATTTTTAAGTTCGCTTTATTAGCAGCTCGTTGGCCGAGCGCAGATGATACTGCGCCTATGCCACTTCCGATTAAGCTTGCTGCGGCTACTGTTAGCGGCATTAGAGTCTCGTGAGTCCGGGTACGCCGAAGGTCGGCAGCGGTAAGGCTGCTTTAATTTGGTGGAAGAAGTCCGCAATCATGTGCGGTTCTGTGTTTATGGCGATCGCTCTATCGAGCGGTACGCCCGTGTTTGCCTGGATAAATGTATCGCCGAGTGTTGGTGCGGAGGCAAAGTCTTCTGACAGATGCCATGAGGCAAGAGTAGCGACCGCATCGGGTCGCATGAGGCCGGTGAGTTTTGAATTTAGGAAGCGATGTTCGTCATAGCGGCCTTGATAGCCGAAGACGATTTGATCGCTGGCAGTGCCGTCGGCCCAGATTTCGCCTTGTAACACGGCTTGCTCGCCGAGATTTGCCATTTCTGGATAGACGAAATCGTAGCGCGTTGCTTTGGACCAGTAGCGGTCGACACCTTGAGAATAGGTGATGTCGCCGCGCAGGTTGCCGAGGATTATTACGACGCCGTGTTCGACAAATGATTTTGACCATGAGTGGGTACCTTGAGCGGTACCGTAAGCGGCTAGATTGCCGAGTTTGTCATTTGCGGCCGGTGTCGGTTGTGCTGATTGTTGTTGTACCGGAGTAATGTTTATTTGTGTGCTGCCGCCGCCGAGATATTCGGCGCGTTGCAGTCTGAAATCGGGTGAGGTAACTCCCCACCTTGCCTTGAGGGACTCTACGTACCGGGTACCGGAACGCGCATCGCGCTCTAGGATGTGTTGCGTTGCAAAGGCAAGGCGGAGATCGTTGACGTTCGGACCGATAGCATTTGCCAGGTCCGCCACAATTATTGGATAGCCAGCGTTTGCCGGGTCCTCTTCGAGGTACACGGCATTTGTTAGGTCCGCTTTAACGGCGTCGGCGTACGTTGGTGCGCTGGAGAAGCCTTCGCGGACCGCGATGCTGGCTGAAGGAAAGCCTTGACCGGCAGCGCCGACACCGATACCGGTGACAGGCGCCGTGGTGCCGAGTGAGATAGACACGGCCGTGCCGCGTTGCGGTGCCGGCAGGCAGGAAGTGAAGTAGTCAAAACGCTTACCGCGTTTTTTTAGAGGGAATGCTGATTGATTGCTATTGCCAGAGCCGTCTACCTCGACAATTGAATCTTGCAAGGTAGCGGACCTGAACCAGTCATTCCAGATTTTTGTGTAGGCCCTGAAGGGCAGTTCGCTGATGTCGTCCAGAGCGATCAGTGTCGGCAAGCCGAAGTAGTCGCCGAGGGACGCCAGAGCGAAGTTCGTGTTGTCCACGAGTTGAGGAATGGTGAAGGAGATTGAATCGCCCGGGTCGTCTTGTGCGCCGTGGAATTTTTCGTGATTTACCCAGATGGTTCGATAGGCAACGAAGAACGCGAAGGTATCGAAATAGAGATTATCGAGAATCGGTTCTAGCGGCGTTGCCAGCCTCATGAAAAAGTTAGTGTTGAAATTAAAAGTGGATCCCGGGACGATATCTATCGGTTGGCAGATTGGTATTAAGAAGTCTGCATCAAAGGTTGTTTTGTGTCCGTGGGAGAGATTGAAGGTCGAGCGTGGAATATCCACGCTCGGTGTTTGCGAGAAGTCATGTTGAGAACGCATTAGTCTGTTAGTCCGGGTTGATATTCAGGAAGATTGGCAGAGTTGCCGGGTGCATATTCGCCTAATTTGGCGATTTGTTGAGATTGTGAGATTGCTTCTACCGCTTGCCAGAGGCATTCATTTTTTTCGTTCGTAAGTTTTCCTGTGTTGTTGTCAAAGCCGCCAAGGCGCCAGAGAGAATAATGTTCTGGATGCTTTGCGATAGCATGGTCCGCCGAGGTCGCGATATCTTGGAATTCGCGTTTAACGAGATCGTCGGCGGTAGAGAAGAAAGGTTTTTCATAGATGCCTGAGCAGGTGTCGAAGATTCCATAGCATTGTACTTTCATGGGAGGTTCCTTTTTAGTTGGTTCTGTCGCGCTTGCGCGCATTTATATTTGTCTTCGAGTCTTTCGGGGGTGAAATCCTCCCGATGAGATTTCTGAAATTCCTGTCGGAGAGACTTGACCAGTTCAAGCTGAACAGGATCGTCGGATGCCAAGATGTTTGTGTAGTACCGCGGTACGAGTTGGACGATTCCTTTGCCCGGAATCGGAGACTCATCTGCGGGGAAGATGTCTGATTGAAATTTTTCATAGAAGCCCGCTCCTAACCCGCAAGGCGGGTTTTTATTGCCGGTGGACATGCGGATATATTCCGGTTGAAGCCAAAACGCGACTCCATACTCGTCGCAGCGGAGATAGTGATCCCGGGCTTTTTTTCCGGTAATTTTTTTAAATATATATCCAGCTGTGTAGGATGCGGTGCGATAATTAAGATCGGCCACGGTTGAGAATCCGTGCGGCCAGAATTTTTCAAGTGTTGGAGAGGTGTACGTATAGACTCCTTCGTCGTCTGTGAAGAGTTGAAGATCATTGAATGAATGGTTGAAGATACAGAGGTGGTAGTGCGGGCGACCGAGGTCGCCGTATTCGCCACAGTAGAAGTAGCGAATTTTGTGGTCTTTGTTTTGTTTGCGTAAGGCACGGAAGAATTTTGAGACGTCAGACGGTCGGAGAGAATAATCCTGCGGTATATAGTGACCGTTTTTATATTGTTCTGCGGTGCAAGCTGCCGGGTCGCGATAGGTGAGAGTAACCCACGAATTGCCATGCTGATCGGCGTGCAAAGAGGATTCGTGGGTAATACGGATAGTCCACATGAGAGCGTGATCCACGCGACAACCAAGGCACTGACCGCAAGCCACTTCCAGTGGCGAGTGAGACTTGCTTTTATCGAAGGTAAGTCCACCGGATATTATGTCCTTGTAGCCTTTGAGGGGTTTGTAGCACGCCACATTTTAGAGCCGATAGCCGCCACGTTGATTAGTGCGGCGATTTTTCGGGTGGACGCCTGAGTTGCGTCGGAAGTTTTTGCGAGATGAGCGTTTGGTCATGCGTCGGCGTGCCATTAGATTTTCCGTCCTTTGCAGTGATATATCCAGCAGCGTTATGTGCTGGAGTGTTGTTAGCTCGTGTTGTTCGAGAACGAGCATAGCTCGGCCATTGTGCGAGCGTTTTGAGGTAGAAGTTCGGGTGTTTCGAGGATGATGTAAGAGCCGTCGCCGTCGGTGCCACATTGTAGTGACGTGACGGCGCAGCCCATCATCGGCAGAAGGGTAACTGCCAGAGATATGATTTTTTTCATGCTGCAGAGCATAGCATGATTTTTTATGGTGAAAAGTGGGATTTTGAGTTGACCAGGCTAAGTCACTATCAGTGACTTAGAGGGGTTTTTTTTTCGAAAGTGGGATTTCGTGTTGTTTTTTTAAAGATACCGGCAGCAGGTCGTGCTAGGTCTACGCTGCGCTGCGACCTGGCAAGCCTCTGCCGGTTGCTTTTTTTGTTTTTTTGTTTTTTTTGGCGAATGGGGACCATTGCGCCAGTACAGAGTCTAGTAGAGCTGTACGTTTTTCTTTTTGACGAGCAAAAAGAGGCCCGGTTGCCCGGGCCTTAAGGTTTAGCAGACGGTTATTTAGGCTTGTCAGCCTTGTCTGCTGGTGGAGGCGCGGTTTTTTGCTTGTCCTCCACTGTTGGGGGGGGGGGTTTCGCTCGCAAGCTCGCTAGCGGCCGCTAAGGCGGCCTTTTCTTCGTCCGCAGTCAGCGGAGTCGTTTTTATGAGTTGATCGCCGGGCTTAGCCAGTCCCGGCAGTTTTTGAGCAAGGTCCGCCATGTTGCGCGGATCGTTGACGTAATCAAAGAACGCCTGAGGAGATTGTGCGAATTCGTGTCGAACTTCGGCAGGAAGGGCGTCGAAGATTTCGCGCCCCTTTGTAAGTTTTGTGGTGTGCTCGTGGAAATCGAAGTCGGAATAGTCTGCATAGACGCCTTCATATTTCGCGAG